AAGAAGGCACTGATCATTCAGAAATGGTCACTGCCAAAGAGGGTGTGTTTGACGAAGCCAAAGCCAAAGCATATTGGAAACGAAAGAAAAATGGTTTCCGATTGTTTGGAAAGTATTATATAAATCTATGGGACTGATAGTCAACAATATTAATACTGAGATGTTGAGGCATTCATTTGCTTCATCATTGCCATTTCATCATGTTGTTTTAGACAACTTCCTCACCCAAGAAGTTGCCGAACGCATCGTTGCAGAATTCCCTGCTCATGATGATTCTGCTTGGACTGTTTCTTATGATAATCCAGTAGAAAAGAAGAAAGCCTGTTCACATTGGGACAAGTTCCCTGCTTCCATCTATAATGCAATTTTTTATTTGTGCAGTAAAGACTTCGAGAAAATTGTTACAGAAATAACTGGCAATCAAAAAGTCTACGCTGACTATGGATTGCACGGCGGTGGTATGCATTCTCATTGCAATGGTGGTATGTTGAATATTCATAAAGACTATTCAATTCATCCCAAATTGAAACTCATGAGAAACTATAATCTAATCGTTTACATGACTCCTGACTGGGATTCTTCTTGGGGTGGTGGTTTGGAATTATGGAGCCATAATGAAGAAACAAACCAGCCAAAGGAATGTGTAACGAAAGTAGAAAACAAATTCAATAGAGCAATTTTGTTTGACACTACACAAAATTCTTGGCATGGTCTGCCAGAAAAAATAGTTTGTCCAGAGAACGTTTCTCGTCGCAGTTTGGCTACATATTATGTAAGCGAAGTTTCTGAGTTGGCAGAGAAACGAAACCGTGCTTTGTATGCTCCATATAAAGAGCAAATGAATGATCCTGAATTGATTGAATTTGTAAAGAAAAGAAGTGGTGAAATGTGAAAATTACAATTATAACAGCAACAACTGGTGGCGATCGCCTCGCAAATTGTATTGAGTCAGTGCGCAATCAAACCTACAAAAACTATGAGCACATTGTCGTAGTTGATGGTAAAAATAAATGGCAAGATGCTGATCCAATTTTAAAGGCAGTAGAGTTCCCTAATCCATCTAAAGAACATCTCATAGTTCTTCCATATGCTAGTGGCGCTAATCGATTCAATGGGCATCGTATCTATGGTGCATTTACATTGCTTGCTGATTGCGATTACATCTGCTGGTTAGATGACGACAATGAGTTTACGCCGAATCATCTAGAAAGTCTTGTTAATGTTGTTAAAGAAAATAAATTAGATTGGGCATATTCTCTGCGTCAGATTATTGATACTGAAGGCAATTTTATTTGTAATGATGATTGCGAAAATCTGGGAAAATGGAAGTCTGTTTTAAATGATCACTTTGTCGATGTTAATTGTTTTTTTGTTAAACGAGAATTAGCAATTCAATTAGCACCGATTTGGTATCGTCAAGCAAGAGAACCTGATGTAATGGAAGTTGATCGTGCATTGACTGCAATTTTAATGCACGAAAATAATAAATTGAAGTTTGACACCAACGGCGATTATACAGTAAAATATAGAGTTGGAAGCACAGGCATTTCTGTTCGAAAAGAATTCTTTTTAGGAGGCAATGCTGCAATGTTGAATCGTTATAGCGGAGTGTTACCATGGAAAAAATAAATGCTTGTATTGTATCTCTTTTTATGGATAATATCCATAGAAAGACTGTAGAGATGCATCGAGAAGTTGTAACTAAACTTAACACACAAAAATACCCATTCTATCAATTTAAAGCCAATATGAAACATGGCGTTTTTCTGGATTACTTCTGGAAAATGAATGGAGTCAAAGCAGGTGTTCTAAAAGAAGAAAACATAGAACAAAAATTGAATCATGATGTTATCATAATTCTAGACATTGATTGTATTCCATTAAGTCCAGATTCACTTGAACTTTATGCACGAGAAGCACTTAACGGAAATTTAATCGGAAATGCTCAAAGAACTAATCACTTAAACAATAACAAGCATGTATTTGCTGCTCCTTCTGCTTCTGCTATCAGCAGAGAAACTTATGTAAAAATTGGTGCACCGAGTGCACTAGAGACTGATCGATCAGATGTTCTAGAAGAATATACTTGGGCGGCAGAAGCAACTGGCATTCCAGTTAAAAAAATCCTGCCGCTTCGATATGATCGCGCGCCTTTAAGATATGATTGGGAAAAAGACCAACCACCATATTGGGAATTAGGTGATGGTATGCCAGTGTATGGCATGGGAACAACCTATGGAAATGAAGAACATGGTGAGTTGTTCTGGCATAATTTCCAAATCAGATTACCAGGTCAAGAACAAATGTTTTGGAATAAATGCGAAGAAGTTTTAACCAGAGGTATGTATGAAGATCGCAGTATTAAGCACTGATACAGAACATTATCTATTACAGTGGTGGTTCCCACACACAGCAAAGAAATTCGATTTCGGAGTTGTGGTAGATTTTGGTTGGGGCGATGAATCTGATAACACCTATGAGTTGTATAAGAAACACGTTCCTCATTGGAGATACTACAAAGTCACACAACATGAAATTAGTAATTTTCTATGGGATGTGTTGTTAATTAAGATAGAGAAAGATCTTCTAAACGAATTTCCTGGAAGTTGGATTACAACTTTAAACGCAACTGAATTTTTGATAGGCAACTTAAAATTTTTAGATTCCTATAGCCAAAATACTCAACTTTTAATTCCGTGCCATTTGATGAATGACTTGCCTGAATTAGAGAATGTTGAGCCAAATCCTAATGTTCCGATATTGGAACAGCGCCACCATGGCGTTCACTATATGAATGATTTTCCTCATCCGCACAAAGGAAAAAGCATAGAACTGTTTAATAACATTAAACCCGAGAAAGTAATTCTTAATGCTCGTTGGATGAGAAGCATTCATAATTACTCAGTAGATTATTTGGCAACTTCTGTATATGGCGTTGGTAGACATTTTTGGGACATGAATCTCTTGACTCGAAGATTGGCTATCTGTCATTTAAATTTATCCCCACTCACAGATACTTTTATAAAAAGAAAAACGCAAATTAAACGCAGATTGACTCAATCTGATCATGCAGCCGATCGCGGTATTCATCATAACAATGCAACACCAGAAACCATAATGGCTGCTAAAAGGTTTTATGATAGGTTGACAGTAGATTTAAAAAACGAAATTAAGGAATTAGAAAAACTTAAATAGGAGTATATGATGGCTAATCGTAGTGATTTTTTTAATGCTAAACTTCCGCGTCAATACAAGCGCATGCTTGCCATGGGGCAAACATATGGCTGGACGGGTAATGAACACAGTCGCGGTTTACTGAAACGTCAATTTATTTCTGCGCATGCTAATCATGTCAATTTTAAATTGAAGCGACAGTCTGCGGAAACCAATAGTAGTGAAGAATAATGCACTCACTAGCAGAATTTCGTGATTTTCTTCTTTTGAAGAATATCGAAATAAAAGATTTTAATGGATGGAGTCTCAAGGTCGGCAAAGATACTTGGACTATGTTGAGTGACGTTTATTATAAAAACGGAACTCCACAAAACATTAAACAAAAAGGATTATTTGACAATTACAAGAGGAAAAAGGAAAATGGCGAACATCAAAGCAATCAAACTCGTAAATGGCGAGGAATTAATTGTAGAAATCGAAGAGGACAGTGACAGTCAAATTACATTCACAAATCCTGTTGCTTGCGTTCTTCAGCGCGGAAAAGATGGAGCACCAGTGCTTGGCTTTATGCCTTGGATGCAGGCAAGTAATCCTCCATTCACAATTAACAAGAATCATATTCTTGTAATTGCAGAAGTTGCTGACGAAGTGAAAAACGGTTATAATAATATCTTTGGCACAGGAATAGTTGTTCCTCCGAAGCAATTAATTACAGGGTGATATGTCCGATTTCTATACTAACATCTGCGTCTCTGGGAAGTATATACTCTTCAGAGGTGTAGAGAACGACAGACGTGTTCGACGCAAGATCGAATATCACCCCACATTTTATTTGCTGAGTCAAGAGCAAACTAATATCAAAACTCTGGATGGTAACTCTGTAAAACCAATACAGCCAGGAACTATTCCAGAGTGCCGTGATTTTCTTAAGAGGTATGAAAGTGTCGATAATTTTCCTGTGTATGGTAATAATCGTTACGAGTATTCTTATATTGCCGATACTTTTGGTGACGATATACTCTGGGATATTAATAAGGTTAGCATTGCCTATATTGACATCGAGGTCGGATCAGAAAATGGATTTCCCGAGCCAAAAGATGCGATCGAAGAAATCACAGCCATCACTATTAAACTCAAAGGTAATTATTTTGTGTTTGGTTGCGGCGATTATATCAAGCATCGTGACGATGTGCACTATGCAAAGTGCCGCGACGAATCAGACCTTGTACGAAGATTCCTCGACTTCTGGGCAAGATTTCATCCCGATGTAGTTTCAGGTTGGAATATCAAGACCTTCGATATTCCTTATCTTGTAAATCGTATCACCAAATTATTTGGTGAACAAGAAGCAAAGAAGTTGTCGCCGTGGAATTATATAGACAAGCGCGAAGCATATTTTATGAATCGCGAGCACATCATCTATGATGTTGTAGGTGTTTCTACGCTCGACTATCTAGAACTTTATCGCAAGTTTACTTATTCGCAGCAAGAGTCGTATCGTCTAGATAACATTGCTCATGTTGAAATTGGCGAAAAGAAATTAGATTACTCTGAGTTCGAAAGTCTACACCAACTCTACAAACACGATTATCAAAAGTTTATCGAGTATAATATTCGCGACGTTGAACTTGTTGAAAAACTCGAAGACAAGATGAAGTTGATTGAGTTGGCTTTGACTCTTGCGTACGATAACAAAGTCAACTACGACGATGTATTCACTCAAGTCCGTATGTGGGACGCAATTGTTTACAATTATCTAAAGAAGAAAAATATTGTTATCCCGCAGATGAAGCGCGGTGATAAGAAAACAGCATACGAAGGTGCGTATGTTAAAGATCCCATTCTTGGCATGCATCAGTGGGTTGCATCGTTTGACTTGAACAGTCTGTATCCGCACTTGATTATGCAGTATAATCTTTCGATGGAAACTCTTATAGAGCCAGCGAAGTATACTGATGAGATGCGGCAGTTTATTGGCAATCGTAAGATTGAAGTTGATACTTTGCTCAATCAGCGCATCGATACATCACCACTAAAAGACTTCGATGCAACTCTGACTCCGAATGGTCAGTTGTTCAGCACAAAACAACAAGGTGTGTTGCCTGAGATTATGGATAGTATGTACAAAGATCGTACACGTTATAAGAAGTTGGCACTTGAGGCTAAAAAGAAAATCGAAACTGTTCTTGAGGATAAGAATCAGGTTCAGTATCTCGAGAAGCAAGTTGCACGATATAATAATCTGCAGTTGGCGAAGAAGGTTACTCTGAATTCCGCTTACGGTGCGCTAGGCAATCAATACTTCCGCTTCTTTGATATTCGCATCGCCGAGGGTATTACTACAGCAGGTCAGTTGTCTATTCGTTGGATTGAGCAGAAGATTAACAAGTATATGAATATCTTGTTGAAAACTGGCAACGAGGATTATGTAATTGCTTCAGACACAGATTCAATTTATCTAAACCTTGGACCTATTGTACAAAAGTTTTTTCCAGATACAAGTGACTCGAAGAAAGTCATTCGCTTCATGAACAAGATCTGCGAAGAAAAGATCCAGCCATATATTGATGAGTCATATGAAGAACTGCGGCAGTATGTTAATGCGTATCAACAGCGCATGGAGATGAAGCGCGAGTCTCTTGCTGATAAAGCGATTTGGGTTGCGAAAAAGAACTATATCTTGAATGTTTATGATAGTGAAGGTGTCGCATACACAAAACCAAAACTAAAAATGATGGGCATATCAGCGATTAGATCTTCAACTCCTTCTGCCTGTCGCGTAAAGATTAAAGAAGCAATTGACATTATCATGAATAAAACGCAGGATGACTTGCACAAGTTTATTGAAAAATTCCGCAAAGAGTTTAAAAACTTGCCTGTTGAAGATATAGCATTTCCTCGAAGTGTGAATGGCTTGGGAGAATATGAAGACAAGGTTAATATTTTCAAGAAAGGAACACCGATTCATGTCAAGGGTGCGCTTGTATACAATCATTCCTTGCGCGAATTAAATTTAACAAAACGTTATCAATTG